CCGCGCTGTTCACCGGCACCAACTGGGACCAGACCGTCACGTCGATCAAGGATGGTCCGGGCGTCATGCTCGTTTCCCACTGATCGACAACGATCCACGGCGATGCTACTACGGCGGCGGGGCGAAAGTCCCGCCGCTCTCATAAGGAAAACCCGTCATGGCGCTTGCAAGCTCCCGCTACCACGTACTGTACTGGATCAAGGGCCACGTCCCGAACCCGGCACAGATCGCCGACGCCCGGCAGTACGGCCCGCACTGCGCCTTCCGAAACGCGAACTTTCATACTGTGGGCAGCGGCTTGGAACCTTGCTCCGCTGTCGCGGGCGACGTGCCGGCCGACTACCGCAACCGCTTCCCGAAGGCCGTTCCCTACATGGAATGGCTCGACGGCAAGCTCGAAACCCGCGTGCCGTCTGCGGCGGCTGCGCCCGTGTCGACAGGACCGACGGACGGCGAGCTTGAGATCCCCATGATGCGCGACCGTGGCGCTCCGGCCCTCCCTCCGCCGCCCCCTCCGCCGCCGGGTGCTGAAGGGCTCGACGCCGAGGCTGCGGCGGGCCAGGATGCCCCATCCGACTTCGGCCTCACGCCACCCCCGCCCCAGGAAGGATCAGCGCCCATGGCGCCCCCGCCGCCGCCCAAGCCGACCGATGGCCGGCGTCTCAGCCAACGCCAGCGCGCCGCCCTGGAGCGCGGCGAGCAGATCTATGGGGAAACGGAAGCATGACGCTGATCGTCGAAGACGGCACGAACGTACCCGGCGCCAACACGTACGCCACGGTGCAGCAGATCCGTGACTACAACATCGCGCGCGGCGTTACGTTCCCCGAGGACGACAGCAAGGTCGAGATCGCCGCGACGCTCGCCATGGATTACCTGCTGACGTTTTCGGAGCGTTGGAAGGGAAACAGGACGTACGGCGTGATGCAGCCGCTCGACTGGCCGCGTCGCGGTATTATCGTCGGCGGCGCCGAAGTCTACAGGGATTACGTGCCGGCCGGCATCGTGGCGGCGCAGTCCTACGTCGCCGGCCTGTCGCAGACCGTCGACATCGCGGGCGTGCAAGACACGCGCGCCGTGACGAAGGAAGTCATCGGCCCGCTGGAAACGGACTACAGCACCACAGCGGGTGCGGGCGTCGGTCCCATGCTGCCGCTGTTGACGGCGATGCTCGCGCCGTTCGTGAAGTCGGGCGGCGGCTTGAAGGCGAGGCGGGTGTAATGACGAAGTACGGCCGGCAGATCGTTAGCGCCCGTAAAACGATCACCCGCAAGGGAACGACGTGTACGTGGTACAAGGCAGGTCTGCCGGTCGACCCCGACGACCCGACGCCGGAGTTTCAGGAAGTCGCCGATCAGGCGCAGTTTCCCGACACGCCCATCGTCTACTACCCGCAGAAGCGTCTCAACCAAGCAACAAATCAGTACGAGTATGTCATGCTCGGCGACACGACGCAACGCTTCGGCCTCATTCCCGGTGACGTGCCGTTCACGCCGGAAGCGGGCGACGCCGTGAAGTACAGCGACGACGAACTGATGCACGTCGACACGGTCAACACGACAGCGCCCGACGGCACGCCCATCGTTCACGAAGTGAGTTTCAAGTGATGCCCACAACTGAACTAGGCGCGTATCAAGAGATGGTCGAGCGGTTGCGCGCAGCCGCCGCTTTGATCCCCGCAGCCGCCAACATGGATTATGTGCCGGATATCCGTTACCCGGATAAACAGTACCCGCCAGCGAAGAAGGACAAGCTGTTCCTGACGTTCACGCTCGCGCAGGTCGGCGAGAAGCGACGAACACTTGGCAGGCCGCCGCGTATCACCTATACAGGGATCGCCAGCGTGCAAGTGTTCGTGCCGATAACCGACACGAACGCTGCGGAGCGGGGACGGTTGGTTGCTGAAGTTCTGCTCAACGGGTTTCAGCGTAGTACGGCAAGCGTGAACTTCACGAAGGCAGGCATTAAGGACATGCCGGTGCAAGATGCGTGGTATTACAAACGAGTGTTCGCCACCTACGACTTCGATCAGATAGGACCCCTACAGCCATGACACAGAACTTCACGCAGCAGTCCAACAGCACCGGCCTCTCGCTCGCGCGCGAGGAAAGCCTCGGCGCACTGCCCGGCGTCCCCGTGTGGGAACAGCGCGAGCCCAACAGCTACAAAGACTTCGGTCAGTCGTTGTCGAGCAAGGCGCGCAGCCCCATCAATGCTTCGCGGCAGCTCCAGAAGGGTGTCGTGGTCGACCGCGATGCTTCCGGCGGCTGGCAGGAAGATCTCACCTATCCGGCGCTAAACAACATCGTCGAAGCCTTCATGTTCGCGGCGTTCCGCACCAAGGGCGACGTGGCCGTGACGGGCGTGACGGCGGCGGGCGGCTATGCCGTGGCGGCCGGTGGCGACTACTTCAAGACGGGCAACATCCTGGCCGGCGTCGGCTTCGACAAGGCCGCCAACAACGGCCCGCGCGTGCTGGCCGCCGACGGTGGCGCCGCGCTGATCGCCGCGCCCGGTGCGGTCGACGACGCCAGTGTGGGCGGCTACGTCACGAAGGTGGGCCATCGCTTCGCGGCCGGCGATCTCTCGCTCGTGGAGAATGGCGGCCTATTCGAGCTGCATTCCGCTGCCGGTGCGCTCGGCGCGCTCGACGTGATCCCCGGCGAGCACGTTTACATCGGCGGCGACAACAACGACGGTTTCGCCAACGGTGCGGGCGGCTTCTGCCGCGTCGCCAGCGTGTCGGCCGATGGCAAGGTGGCGACGCTCGACAAGGTGCAGCACGCCGAGACCAGCGACGGCACCGGCCGCAGCGTGTCGGTGTACGTCGGCCGCGTCGTGAAGAACGAGAGCGATCCCGACCTCATCCGTCGCTATTCGTTCCACATGGAACGACTGCTCGGCAAGGATGACGACACGGCGCTGCATCAGCAGGCCGAGTACGTCAAGGGCGCCGTGTTCGACAAGTGGTCCATGCCGCTGAATACGGCCGACAAGATCACCATGGATATCTCCATGGTCGGCACGCAGTATTTCACGCAGACGTCGACCGAAGGCCCGCTCGCGGGCGAGCGTCCGACGCTGGAAGACGGCGACGCCTTCACGACGTCCAACGACATGGTCTATTCGCCGCTGAACGAATACGGCGTCGCGACCGCGCTGTATGCCTACCTGACCGACATCTCCATCAGCGTCGACAACAACGTCAAGGGCAACAAGGCGCTCGGCGTCCTCGGCAGCTTCGACCTGACGGCGGGCAACTTCACGGTGTCGGCGTCGGCGAATGCCTACTTCGCCAACGTGACGGCGCAGGAAGCGATTTCCAACAACGCCAACGTCACGTTCGCGTGCGGCCTCGTGCGGTCGAACAAGGGCATCGTCTTCGACATGCCGCTCGTGTCGCTTGGCGACGGCAAGGCCAAGGTGGCGGCTAACGAGCCGATCACGCTGGCGCTCGATCTGTCGGCGGCGCGTGGTTCGCTGCTGTCGCCGGATCTTGACCACACGCTGATGATCGTGTTCTATGACTACCTCCCGTCGGTAGCTCATGGACCCGCTCAGTGACATTCAAGTTCGACAATATCGATGAAGTCTCGCAGGAAGCTCGCACCGTCGAGCTTCCTGTCGGCAAGACGACTGTTTCCTTCGGCGTCAAGTATGTCGACCTTCGCGGCATCGAATACTCGCGCGTTCGGCAGAAGGTCAACAAGCCGTTCTCCAAGATGATCGAGGCCGACGCGCTGCCGGCCCTGAAGGACCGCGAACTGGCCGTGACGGCCTTCGTGCGGTTCGCGCTCGTTTCCTGGGACGGCGTGACGTCCAACGGCCAGCCGGTGCCGTTCTCCGAGGAAGCGGCCATCGCCTTCCTGATGGCGTCGCCGAAGACGTTTTACGATCTGCTGGCGGAAGCGTCGGAGCTGGACAACTACAAGCTGTCGGGCGACGACGAAAAAAACTAATCGAGTGTCTGGCCTTTGATCTGAAGTTCCCTAATGGCCATGCACTTGAACTAGTGCGCAAGTCCGTCAAGGAACGCCGGCCGATCCCTGACGAGATACGACACGCACCGACGCTGTCCGAGGCTAATTACCTCGGATGGCGTTGTTTTTGGGACCTACGTCGCGGCAATGACGACTGCACCGCGATACGATGGGCCGACGTCCTACTGTGGGCACAAGCCTACCGCATGACGACGCCCGAGATGGAGCGAATGCAGCGCTCCGTCGTGGTACTAGACAACGAATGGCTCCCCGTGCAGCGTGATCGCCGCGCAGCCGCCCAGGCCGCCGCTGCTGCCGCTGCCAAACGGGGTAAGTGATGCCATTCGTATTCAAGTCCAACGGCACAGACTTCCGCCGCCGAATGGAAAGCCGCGCTGCGAACCTGAAGATCGGTTCGCAGCGTCGCATTACATTGTTCGCGGAAAGCTTTCTGCGCACCGTCGCCCTAGACACGCCTATACTGACCGGCAAGGCCCGCGCGGAATGGCAAGTCGGCATCGATGCTCTGCCCACAAATGAGCTGCTAGGGCGAGAGCGCCCGCCGACCCAAGTAGACTGGGGCGCGTATCTCGACGCGGCTGTGGCGCAGCTTTCCGGCTATCAGAGCGGGTCGACCATATACATCGTCAACAACGCCCCGTATATTACCGCCCTGAACGCCGGCTCGTCTGTGCAGGCATCAGCGAACTTCATCGAGGTTGCGATAGCGACGGCCACGACGGAAGCGCGCGGACGGTTATAGGAGGTACGACGTGGCCGACGAAAGTTTCGTCTTCTCGGTATCCGACGGCGGCACTACGGAGGAAATGGTTGCGCTGTTGCAGTTGTTCGGCCTTACCGCCGAGGAAGCCGCGCAGCGTGCCGCCAGTTCGTACGTCAACCTGTCGGCGTCGCAGACCACAGCGGCGGCGTCGGTAAAGGCGTTCGGTGCCGCAGCACAGGCCGGCTTTCAGACTACCAACACGTTCGGCGATGCGCTCGACAAGCTGACGCTTAGCGAGCAGAAGGCGGCGACGACTGCGGCCAACCTCGCCAACCTCGTGAAGTTGCTTACGGTCGCGCAGAAGGATGGCCTTCAGGCTGCGCTTCAGCTCGCCGGCTACATGAACACATACGCCACGAGCGCCGACGCGGCCTCGGCCGCCATGGAGCGGC